TTGTTATTTTGTTTGTTATTTTGGTTGTTATTTTGTTTGTTATGTATTCTCTATTTATAAGGAAAAATATTGAGAATTTTGATACAGAGTCCGCAATAAGTTCAACGCTATCATCATCATCATCATCATCATCAAATATACCACAACAGTATAATTATTTAGAACCTATTCCACCAAATACAATTTGGTCTTCTGACACACAAACGTCCTTTGTAAATAAGTGGAATTCTGTGCATGATTTATCTGGTAATAAAGCATTGACAACTGGAGAGCTACAAATGAACCCTTTTCCAATTATGTCGTACGCAACAGAAACTGAAGCTGAGTATTATATTCAAAATGGAAATTGGCCTTACGATGATTTTGTTAATAATTATATACAGACAGATGCTAGTAATATTTCAACACAAGAAATACAAATGTATCAATCTGCTTGGCCAAATAGATTTTTCTACATTAATTTTGTCGCACCTAATGTAGTGCCTTTTTATAAAACCTTACTTTCTTTTGAATTCAATTATACCAAGGCAAACAATAATCAGTGGTATCAATGTCAAAATGGAAATTTATACACTGGTCTTGGAGACGCTTCAGGTAATTTAAATTGGAATGATATGTCACTTAATACAGACTATACTTTTTTCGAAAATAATATTACTAACTTTAAATTTACAAATCAGCCATGTAATCCTTGCAGTATTTATACTATAAATGATCCTCAAGCTCATTCACTAATCGATTTGTACGATTCATCTGCGAATACATGTAAATTTACTGTAGGAACAAACCCAGACGACTTCAATGTTTATACAGGTCAACCTTTAAGCGTATCTACGACAACATTTAAAACTAGCGGAACGACTGTAGATAATAGTTTAACTACAGATAATACGGTTTTTGGTACTTCTAATACAACAACAAACACGACAAGTCCAGATGCAAACACGACAAGTCCAGATGCAAACACGACAAGTCCAGATGCAAACACGACAAGCACTTCATCTACAAGTTTTCTTTCTAGATTTTTCAAAAAAATGTCAGAACTTTTTTAGTAAAGTGATAACTGTAAAATTAAAAGTAAAATAAATGATAATATGAAAGTAATATTTTGGTTTAGTAATATTGCTATGAGGCGAATATTCAGCTATAAAATAATGTAAGGTGTAAATATTGTAAATATTTTTTTATATTTATATTTATATAAATGTCTTTAACTATAACAAACGACGACACTGATTTATTTGTAAATAATAAAAATTTATTACCAACTGGATCTATTATTTGTTATGCTGGTGTTCAAACAATATCTGGATGGTTATTATGCAATGGTTCTGAAGTAAGCAAATCTGCATATGCTAATTTATTTTCTATTATTGGCAACACATATGGCGCACCCTCTGATTCAAACAATTTCGTTTTACCCAATTTATGTGAAAAAGTCGCCATTGGTAAGTCACCCTCAAATAATTTAGGAGATATGAGTGGGAATAGCAGTATTAACTTAAGTGTTTCACAATTACCATCACACACACACACAGGAACAACCGATGCTAGTGGTGTACATAGTCACACAGCGACTGACTCAGGACATAGTCATTCATATGACGACGCATATTTTGCTGAAAATACAAGTGGTGGAACAAATATTTATGGCACAAACGCATCTACTGATAATGACAATGAATATATTTATCGAACACCACAACCAGTAACATCTACTGGGACTGCTAATATTACAGTTGGTAACAATGGTTCTCATGCACATACATTTACAACAAATACTACTGGATCAGGAGCCGCAATAAATATAAGAAATCCTTATATTGTATTAAACTACATAATTAAAATTTAATCACATAAAAAATAATAACTTTACGATATTGATATAATTTATATTTTTTGTCAAATAATATAAATGAAGATCACACACACTATGTTAGTAATGTTTGTTGGAAGTTTCTTGATCCAATACTTTTTGATGCCACCTATTATGGTTAGTAATAGATTATATATAACAAACCATTTGGGTAAGGTTTATATGTCGGTCATAATGGGTATTTTAATGGTTTTATTAGAAGTTATGATGCACGACCATCAATACAAGGTAATGAGTTTGAAATTATATCTATTATTAGGCGTTTGTTTAGCAGTCTTTATTTACTTGTATAGAAAACAAAAATATATTGATGATAAACAATACTTGGAAGGTATGATAGAGCATCATTCTATGGGTATTTTTACTAGTGAGGAAATTTTAAAGAAAACGGATAATTATGATGTCGCCAAATTGGCAAAAAATATTGTTCAAACACAGCAAGATGAGATTAGAATAATGCGTGAATTATTGAATAAAAAATAATCGACCTGTTTTTTTTCTTTAAGTTGGTTTGATAAATATATTTTCAAATACCTTCGCATCATCTGTTTCCAAATGAACTTCTGGAGGTGCTGGCCATTCTACGTATGGCTTGGCTTTTGAGGTTGGTCTTTCTAAAGCAAGCAAGTCTTTTAATGCTTTTAATCTTCTCTCTAATGGGTTCATTTTAATAGGTAATTTGCGAGATATTTGCTTCCATCTCCATTCAAATTGTAGTGCTGCTTGCCAATCTGGAAAACCTGATACATGTGCTGCCCTTACCCATGTTTCTCCTTGAGCTACTTTTGCACCAGTTGCGTGTGCTCCGCCTTTGATTTCTTTATTATGCTGCCTTAAACGACGTTCTAGATCTACAGTTGCGCCTACATAAGTATTTCCATTTGTTGATACTAATAAATAAACATAGGACATGAATATATAATAGACATAATCTATAAATATTTATTTTTATCGTTATATTTTAGAATGTTCAAATTTTTGAAAAGGAATAAAACACTAAAGGTTAAACCTGTTAGACCTACTAATACCACAGGAAGAACATTGCGTGACTATCAAGAAATGCGAAAAAATAAACCAAAAATTGAAATTGGTGAGGAGGATTTTAGGGGATTATATGGTAATATAAGTTCTGTTCCAGTTCAAAATCGCAGCTACTATGGTGCGCTTGAAAAACCGTCTGTGTATAATTTTGATGATGAAAATGAAGATATACGTGATATACCTTTCGAAACAATGGGTAATTTAACTAAAGAACAAGCACGTGAATTAGCAGTAACATTAAGTAGTAGAAACCCTACTGAAAGAGATTTAAAATTACAAAAGAAGAGAGAAGAAAGAGAGGCTGCTAGGTTAGAATATCTAAATACTTTTTGGGATAAATTGAAACAAAAACAATTACAACAAGAACAAGAAAGAAATAAACCAGTAAGTGGTGGTAAATTACGCAGAAGAAAAACTAAAAAGATGTGTAAAAGAAAGAAATGTACAAATCGAAGAAGACGTAATTAATTTTTGTGATATAGAAGATAAAGTAAAAAAAATTGAATAGTAGTTTTTGATTATAAGTATTACAATATAATCAAAAATGGATTCAAAAATTAATTTTATTAAAAAATATTCTTTGCATAAAAGAATACAAATGTTATATAAAATTATTCATTGGAAACAATTGGATAATGGTATGAAACGTTGTAATATTAAAAAAGGTGCAAACCTATATGCTTTTGAATTTATGAAAAAAAATCTTGGAAGATATGTTAGAGTAAAAGATGTTCAAGAGTATTGTAGCAAAAGAAAAAGGGATGAAACAGGTCATCCTCTAGGAGATCCAGGAAGAAGTTTTGAGATACTAAGAAACGATAAATTACCATTAGAATGGAGTGAAATACAATATATAAAAAATAAATATGTAAAGTATACACCACAAATAAAGAGTAATTTAGATAAAAAAATTATTGATCATCATAAACATAAAGGTGATAGTTTCAATAAAAATATTATAGAAGAAAAATTAAAATTGTGTAACTATAAATGTTCAATAACTGGAATTTCGCAAAATAACGGTGATTTAGCTGCGGATCATTTTATACCAAAAGAAAAAGGTGGTTTAAGTGTTGTCGAGAATTGTGTTATAATTAATAAGATATTAAATGAAAAAAAAAATAATAAAATGCCAATTGAATGGTTTTGTGAAACACTATTAACAAACTTTATGATAATATGTAGAAATGTCGGTATAATTGAAGAATGTAAGGCAAAGTTAATTAAATTTATTGAAGATTTCAAGTGAATTTTGTATGTAAAAAAGGCAAATTTATCTACATCCTTGTAGGAAAAAGTGGATTTTTAGGGTAAAAAAGTGGTACTCCACGTGTAGTGCGAATTTCATTTTTTTTTTCCAAAAGTTTTTTGGGGATTTGAAAATTGGACATTTTTTTTGTCCATTTTTGAAAAGTGAAAATACTTTCTGACTTTCTGAAAAATCCGCTTACCATAATGAAAAATTAGCGTCTGGAGGCAAAAAAAATGTGAAAAATTTGTGACTGTAATTTTTAAAAAATTTTTGCGGAAAAGTATTTAGGAACTTTTCTTGTTTCAATATATGAAACAAAATGAAACAAATTTAGTTCAAAAAAGTTCCAATAATTACATATGTGTATGTTGTCACTATAACACGTCACGATTAAGTCAGTTTCAAAGACATGTGACAACCGATAAACATAAAAATCGAACAAATGAAACAAATGCAACAAAAATGAAACAAGAAAGTACCGAAAAGTTCCAATGTTTATGCGGAATAGTTTTTGGAAGCCGTACTACATTATGGAGGCATAAAAAGGTGTGTAATAGTGAAGATATGATTAACAAAACAAAAGACAATAAAACGGATGACATGACAGACAAAGAATTAATTGCTTTACTAATTAAAGAACACACGAAATTAGTAGAGCAGAATAGTGAGATGTTAGAAATAATAAAAAATGGGACACATTATACAACAAACACAAATTGTAATAATAATTCAAATAATAAGACATTCAACTTACAATTCTTTTTGAATGAGACATGTAAAGATGCGATGAACATAATGGATTTTGTAGATTCAATCAAGATACAATTGACAGACCTAATAAAAGTAGGTGAGATAGGTTATGTGGAAGGAATCTCAAATATAATAACGACCAATTT